GAGTGCTATGAAGTTTTGGTAGTCGGTAGGTAAGTAATTACTAATCATTTTTATTCTCCTGTATAGTTCTCATATTTTTAATTGTAACCCCACCTATATCATATATAAATTCTGTTACACTTGTTTCTATTTCTTCAGCTACATTTTCGTCAGCAGGCATAGGGTACTCATCTTCATCTATGTCTAACGTGAGCATCAACTTAACTCTTACCATCGTAAACCTCAATTAATTTATTAAGATACCATTGTGCTTTCTTTAAATCTTCTATGCCATTTTTATATCTATATCTCCATAAATATTTAAAAACATTTCCTTGTAAATAAAAATCAAATCCATTAGTTAACATAGCCTCTAATGCATCTATAGTTTCAATACCTGCTTTATTGTAATGTGCAGGACTGTTTACCATATCTTCTTCTTGTTTTGCTCTCATTTTCATATACTCCATATGTCTCATCAATGCTTTGTCTCAGGTTTAAAGTTGATTCTAATAACATTATCTTCAATCTTTTCAACTTTGGAACTATTAGTTATATCATGTGTGTAATCTTTGTCAAGTTTATTTATAACATAATCATTCATTGTTTCTCTTAATCTAATATCCTTTTCCATTAAGGGTATTACAGATGAAATCATTTTACATATATGCATAACTTGATAATAGTCATCATCAGACATAGCATTTTGTGGTGATGTTATAATTACTACATCTATTTCTCCTGTCCAATCACTATTACTGTTTAGCAATGGTCTAACTCGTATGGTAAAGTCTTCAGGTCGTGTTTTAAAATCATCCATTTATTTTCTCCTTTTTATTTTTGTACCACTAAACTTTATAAATTTAGGGTGTTTGTTTTTACCTTTTTCTTTTAGCCAATCTTCAGGTATTATTCTATCGTAATATCTGAATCCATACTTGTCACACCATTGACCATATGATGACTTAGCTCCCTTTCTTAGTTTGTTTCTACTGTTAGTAAATACAAATCTAATATCTAAGTTAGGATGTTGTTTTTGTATTGCTAGATGTTTACGTCTATCTATAGCTAAAAATCTTCCTTTAGTTTCTATTATTATACCATTTTTTAATATAAAGTCAGGGGTATAAGTGCGATAAGCTAGGTCTTCCCATTCTATCTTAATACTTTCATATTCATACTTATATTTTATAGTATCAAGAGCAATAGAAATTTTAAACTCTAGTCCACTCCTATACCCATGCTTTATAGCATCTCTACGTGCTTGGTGAGGAGACACTTATTGTGCTTTCATTTCAATATAAGCAACAGTTTTAGGTGACTTTGCTTGAGACATAACTGCTGGAAGTTCTTTTAAACCTTTCCAACAGTCAAATCTGTATGAACAAAATGTACAATGTTTATTTAGTACTTTATTGCCTGTTTCTTTACCACGAAATGTTTCCATCTCAGGCTCAAAACAACGTTTAAAAGTATTGTTTTCTACTGTATCAATAGTGTTCTCTATATTGTGTATCTCTTCTTTTAAGTTGAGACCTGTAGCAGGTACATATTTAAAATCACCATTGGCTTTATTAACTACCCACCAACCACCTACTTTTTTACCTGATGCTTTTGCATACCCTGCTAGTTGTGCTATGTATCCAAAACCATCCATTTCTTTTAGGCTAGTAAAAGAATCAAACTTATTATTATAAGACCATTGTGAAGAGGACTTAATATCATCAACACTACCATCAATAACAATATCATATGTTCCTTTAATACTTGCGTTAGGTAAGTCAAGGGTGACTTCTTTTGAATCTTCATATTTGACTCCTGCTTCTTTTAGTAAGCCTTTAAATACAGCTTCTACTATATCTCCTAACATCATATTCATAATGAATGTGGTAGGGAAGGGTAAAGCTACTTCAGGCTTATTCTTATCATACCATAATTGGCATGTAGGTCTGCCTAAATTAGACATACGTAAACGAAAGTCACCCCTCTTGTTACCCCCACCAAACTGTCTTCGCAGGGCATCCATAACATCATTACCTACTTGCTTAATAACTTCTTCAGACATAGTAGAGTTACCTTTTACAGCATCAGACATATACTGATGTACTGCGATTTCAGCAGGGTGATTCATTAGGCTACTTCTTCTTCTATTTCTATGTCAACAAAATCATCAGCAGTATCCATATCTTCATCTGATAATCCTTTGTTTGTCTTCTCTTGCCATGAATTAGCTATATAAGTATTATAGTTATCTATCCAAAGCATAAAGTCTGAAAACATAGCTTGGTCAGCATCCGTAAGAGTTATACTATTAGTTATATCAAGAGATACAACAGGTAGATAAAAAACATTACCACTAGGTAGCTTACGTTCTTGCGTATTAGCAGTAATTAAATGCTGTATAGGTAATCTTTTATGTTTAGCCAAATCTGTAAAAGGTTTTCCTACATCTTTAAAAGCATCACGATTATCTATTTCCCAAATAAAAGGGGATACATCTACAGTGACATCCTCTCCCTTTTCATTAACAGGAGATAACATCTCCACAGTTCCTAATATTACACGAACTCTTTTTATCTGCTTAATAAGTTCTTGTGTCTTTTCAGGCAATGCTTTAAAGTCTTCTATGTATCCTGCTGGTTTACCACAGTTAAGAGTACCCTTATTATCTTTTAAATCTATATTAAGATTGTCTGCCATTATAGTTTTGACATACTCATTAGGTTGGTCGTTAAAACCCTTAATGAATCTTTTATACATAAACCTTTGTAAGAAAGGTCTAATCTTTACAGACTTAGAATAATAAGTCGCAGTATCAGGTACTTCTAATTTATATGTACCACCCTCAACAACTTCCATATTAACTGTCTTGCCCTTAACTTCTGCTTCACCCATAATAGCCGAGTGATTTATCTTTAGTCTAGGTAATGTACTACTCTTTTGTTTAGTAGTAGTTCCCTCATTTGCGATACCCATTGCTTTTGCCATTGCGGCATAGTTATTAGTATCAATAGTAGTTAGTTCTGTCATATTTACTTTCTCCTTTTTTATAAAGTGTATAAGTTATATCAGCTAACGTCTTTCGTGTCAAGCCAATTATTACCTATTTTTGATTCTAATAATAGTGGAACATTAAACTCTATACCCCACTTATTATTAACTAAACTAGGCAGATTTCTGTTTGTAGTATTTATAGCTTCCAAAACTGCCCTCTCTTCTTCAGGATGTACGTCAATTACAATACTGTCATGTACTGTATTTACCACACAACTCTTCATGGTGTCAAGTAATTTATCTATATAAAGTAATGCTAAAGGCACTATATCTGCTGTAGCGAATGACTGTACAGGATAATTCTTTATCTGTGTAAAGTTAGACACTCTGCCATGCTTATTCTTATATACATTAGGAAAAGAAAACTCTCTACCTGATGGTGTCTTTATAGCCTTACTAGTCATAGCTTCTTTAGCCAATCTGGAGTGCCATAGTGCGACCCCTTCATACTTTTTTGTGAACTGCTCATAATATTTTGCTTCAGCAGACGTTCTCCCAAATCCTGTTGCTCCATAGAGGGGTGCAAAGGTATGAGCTTTTGCTTCTTGCCTAGTAGTCTTCTGACCTGATTCCGTAATGACAGAAGCAGTGTATGCATGTACATCAAAGCCATCTTCAATCTCCTTCATAGCTGTTTTATCTTGTGATAGGTAAGCGGCAGTGCGAAACTCTAACTGTGCAAAGTCAGCCTCAAGTATTTTCCCACCTTCCCAACGTGATACAAATACTCTTTTAACAGGAAACGTACCACCTCTAGGCATGTTCTGCATATTAGGGTCAGCACCACTAAACCTGCCTGTCGCTGTTCTATGTTGTAATAGTCTTACGTGTAACTTTCTATCTTTCTTTGTATGTATTTTAATACCCTCAATGAAAGAAGATAAGTAAGTATCTACTGCACTAAGTCTTCTAACCTTGTACAAAAAGTCTACAGCATCTGTCATGTTCTTCCCACGAGCTGCCCTTTCTAAAGTCTCTAAGTTTTGTTTAGATGTAGAGAAACCATTAGCACTTGCCCACTTAGGACTAGGGGGTCTAAATCTTAGTCCTGCAACACTGTCCATATTCTGAAATATATAACCTTCTCCATTACAAGACTTACACCTGCTAGGATTAGCATATGGATTACCATCTACTTTCATCTTATATATCTCACCCTTACCATCACACTCACTGCATCTTACTGCACGTGTTTTATAAACAACATTAGTTCCTTGTATAATTAAGTTTCTAAAGTTTACATCAGTCATGTATGGGTCTATAGAGTTTGCCCATTCTGTCTTGTCAATAACTTTTCTACCATAGATAACCCAAGATAACTGTTCAGGACTATTTAAATTAATAGGTGTATCTCCCATGAGATTAGCTACATGTAATTGTAAGTCTGTATTTAACTTTCTCCTCTCATCTTCAAACTCTTTCTTAACTGCATCTAATGCTTCCATATTCACAGAGAAGCCTCTAAGATATATACGTGCTAGACAGCAAGCTACATCATTAGTAAGAAGGACAGTATCCATAAGACATGCATCACTAGGACTATTTAACCTTGCATATATTCTGTCAGATAGCTCTTTAGTTGCATGTAAGTCAGCACTAAGATAATCACTTAGTTCAGCATGGGGTATATCTCTAGTCGTATAACCCTCACTAAAATACTTTTTAAGTGTACCTTCTTTTTGTGTATCTAACTCATACTTCTCTGCACATGCTTCAAGAGACAATGGTCGTTTCTGCCCACGTTGTAGTACATACTCTCCTAACATTGTATCAAAGACTGAACCATTATATTTGA